AACTGATTATAATGACAAAACAATCGAAGAGCAAATGACTCAGTTGTATTATTTCTTGCGTGACCAAATGGAAGATGTTGAGCGTATCGATAGGCAAGAAGCCAGTAATCGCAGACACAAACTAAACGGTAAAGGGTATGCAGGAAAGGCTGGTCACTGATGGATCTATCAAATCAAAAACTAGTAATCACCCCAGAATCTTGGGATGATATACAAGATTACATTGAGACCTTTGAACACAAAGCATATGCTACTGTTCTTGCTCTCATGGTAAACAATCACATTCTGCACCAATTCAGTCAAATGGGCGGTTATGCATTCTCAGAATGGAAACAGGAGTATCTTAAAGATGTCAACTGATATAAGAATTGATGTACGATGTACAGAATATTATGAAATCGATCTGCATTGTAAACTACCATATGAATTTACAATGGATGATATTGAAGATATATACTCTAATGGATACGGTGAAGTAGTATTACAACTAACTGAAACTTCTGGTAAAGAGTTTATTAAACTTGCTAGACGAGATGATCTGTTCTCTTCCAATGCATGGAAAGAACACATTACTGGCTCTGGTAATATGCACTTAAGATTTCCTACACCAACTGATTGGGACTTTCACGAGGTACATGCACACGAATGGGACAATGGTAAACTAAAAGTTAACTTACTTACACACCATGACAGCATGGAATGCTACGATGTAGAACACCTTGTAAACGATTGGGAAGAAAACCTATGAGTATGTATATTGTATCTTGGAATGTCAGACAAACAATTGACAACAAGCCCACACTTGTAGATCACTGGCAAGTCTCTCAAAATTGGGAACATGCTCAATCTATGTACAATGTTATCATGCATGAAAACGATGATGTATACTGTGCCGCTATATCACAAATAGTTGTTGGTACAGAACCACATTGGTATGAAGATGAAAACGACTACGATGATGGTCAGCCTACTTGGGAACAAGAATGGCAGGACTTTGGTGAGGTGTATGACGATGAACCCAATAGTATATAAATGGGTACTTGCCTGTGTAACTACAGTCACACCTATTGAAGTACAGACAGAAATATGGTCAGAACATAAATACATGTCTCAATGCCATGTGTCTGCAACTGAACGTGGTTTTGACCACCCAAAACAACAATGCTTTTGTGTGGAGAGACAAGATGACCTTTGACCCAAATAAAACTTACACTATACATGTATGGAATATGCCTATATGTGTAGTAGATGATGAAACAGAAGACTATATCCGTAATGAAGATGGAACTGTAAAACTGTTTAATATACCTAACTACGATTATTCATACCTTTGTGATGGCATCAATGTAGATGACTTATATGAATGTGATGAAGGGGACGATTATGACACTTAAACGTATCCATATCAACCAGCATGTTATCAGAGCAAATGCAAAATCTGGTGATCGTAACCCTGTAATCACTGTCAAAACCAGTAAGTCTAACGAGTATGCACACGCTGTTCATATCATGGGCGGTAGTACAGTCGTATACAGCCCTGACAAACCACTATCATGTGGTGCTAAAGTCTGGATAGAAACCGATGCAGAAGTGGTACTAGAACAATGAACTACATACATGAAGTATATATCCCATGTGCAGTGGGTAGACAAACCTTTGAAGATGCCAAGACACTTCTAACTAATATTCATGGAGGATGTACAGCATACAACGGTGTTGGTCACTGGAACGATGAGGGTACTAATACTGATGGTACTACTAACTCTGTCCAGATGCGTGAAGAAGTCTGGATTGTCCGTGTTGTGTCTGAAGATCCCACATTCTCTGGTCTCAATCTAATTGAGGCTGAACTATTCAAACGTAACGAGAAATGTATCATGTCAACCACTCAAGAAATAGCGGTTAGGTTTAACTATGCGTAGTAAAAGTAAACTGGTATTAAAAGCAAGAATAGTAAAACATATCATAGAATACTATGAACTAGACTGCACAGGTATGGACATGGATGAAGTCAGAGATGAAATGGAAATAGCCTATGTTGAAGACAGAAGTAATTGGGAATACCAATACACTGAGTCTGATGGTAGTGAAATTGACATAGAGTTGGAAATTGTAAATGCTTGATAAACATGTATACATACGTAAAGACGGTGGAGAAACTTGGTGCTACGGCACTATCAAAGAAGATAGTAACTTCTCTGTTGTGTGTGAAGATGAATACAACGATGGTATCTGGGCTGGTGATTTAGATTTCTACCCAGAAAACTGGGATCAAGTCTGTGAGTATCTAGAAGAATACTATGATCCACACATTGAACAATTGGAGACTTGTTAATGTTTGCAGAAGCACTCGTATGCCTTGCACTTAACATCTACCATGAAGCACGTGACCAGCCCTTCATTGGGCAGGTTGCAGTTGCCCAAGTAGTAATGAACCGTGTAGATGATGATAGGTACCCCGATGACGTATGTGCCGTAGTTATGCAAGGCCCAACGTACTCATGGAAACCAAACTTCCCTGTGCGTCACCGCTGTCAATTTAGCTGGTACTGTGATGGTAAGTCAGATAAAACACCTGACAAAACAGCATGGAAACAAGCAATGCTAATTGCACAAGGTGTGTACACAGGTAACCTTGATGACTTCGTTGAAGGTGCAACACACTATCACGCAAACTATGTGCTACCTGAATGGGCTGAAAGTAAAGTACCTGTCGTACAAATAGCTCAACATATGTTTTATAGATGGGAATAAAATGGATAACTACACAGCCGTTGGTATCGCTGAAGGATTTATAGAATCAGATAACGAAAACCAAACAATAGAAGCTTGGCAACATCTGATTAACACTGGACTCGCTTGGCAATTGCAAGGGTTCTTTGGTAGAACCGCAACACAACTAATTGAAGCTGGGGTGTGCCATGACTAAACAAGACTTTGAGTTCTTTGCTAAGTTTGCTGTAAACTACTCTCTACCAGATGAAGCTATCACAGAACTACTAGAGTTATTCAAAAAACGTAATGACCGATTCTGTTGGCAAATGTGGTGGCTTCGTTACAACAAACTAAAGAGTATGTAATGGGTAAGATGAAAGACATAATGATAGAACTAGAAGAAATGGTTCAAGAAGAAGTAGCACAAGAATGGAATTTCTGTCAAGACTACGTTGATGAATCACGAGTCTACATTAGAACCCATATAATAGACTTAGTAAACTTTCAATTAAACGAACTAGGATTATCTATAGACGAAAAAGAAATAGAATCTATGGTAGATAACTCAATTAACAACACATTTGTATAAGGAAAATTATGAAAATATCATTCGATGTATATACAAAACACCTAGATAAAGCTACAGAAGCATTTACAAAACTAGACGCTGTTTGTAATGAAAGCCTTAGGTTAAGCAAAGGTAAACGATATAATTCAGACGTAATCCATTACAATGTCTATGGAGCTATCGATACAGCAGATATCTCGACTTTACACAATGCTTTCAAAGATGGCTTTGTAGACGATAGTGATGATGTGTAATGACTATAGAAGATGTGTATGCTGAAGCCGATGGTAAAATCGCCATCGACTTTGGTGGTGAAGAAGTGCTTCTAACAGAAGAAGAAGCAATCACTCTTTATATCGATCTTGGATTTGTCCTTCAAGATCTTGATCAATCTCGTACAGTACAGTAGAAAGTTAAAGACATGCAAAAAATTATTGTAAACCCTATCGGACGACAGAACCTGCAATTCCGGCGCACTACAAACCAATACGGACCTAAAGGTTCTTTCTCTAGTAACCAAGGATACCTCTCTATCTCACGGTTACCTGCTGGAAGTCCTAACGGCACTGGTGGTAACTTCTGTAGCCGCCCTAAAGTATAACCAAAAATCCCTGGGTACACTTATGTGTGTACTCAGGGATCTTTTATTTATTTTCAGTAACCGACAAAACGCATATGCATCTTTTTTGGGTAACCGACAAAATGCATCAGTGTCGCGGGGCACTCGCTTCGGCACTTGCTTCATCTAAAAGTTCTTGCAGTTCCTCATCAGACAAATCTTCAGCCTGTATCTCAACATTAGTTTGATCAACACGTGCAAGCTTTGGTGACTCAAATTCTGCAAGAGTCTTTGCAATATCAAGTGCAGTACTCATGTCATCTTTTTCTAATGCTTTAAACATCATTATCTTAAGGACATCCAAAGAAGTCATATCGTTTGTAGAGAGAACATCGTCTTTATATTTGCCCCATTCATAAATGGACATCTTAACAGCTTCTCTTGCTTCTTTATTAGCCTTGCGCGTAGCCACACCTTTCTTTTGTGCAGCCTTTGCAGATTCAGTTGTCCAAGCACCATTTAGGTTTTTGAGACTTTTTGGATTAAAAGGCATTGTTTTCTCCATAAATTGTATATACCCCTTATAGGTATATCTTATGCCGCAGACAAGCTGCGTCATCAAAAAGGTATAATTCTATAAGGGGTATATAAAACAACATGAATTTTAATGAATATCAAACCAAAGCCATCACAACGGCTGTTTACCCAGAACATCAAGCACTTCCGTACTTGGCACTTGGACTGTCAGGAGAGGCTGCAGAGGTCGCAAACAAAGTGAAGAAGATTCTTCGTGGAGATTACGACAATGACCCAAAGAAAGCAGAAGAAGCCTTGGCATCTATATCTAAAGAACTTGGGGATACTCTTTGGTATCTCGCTGTTCTTGCCAACGAACTTGGAGATAGTCTTGATACTGTTGCTGCTGCTAATCTGGATAAACTAGCCTCACGTAAACAAGAAGGAACCCTGAAAGGATCAGGAGATGAACGCTGATTACGAAAACCATGAACAATATATGAAAAGGATGAGTGCAGAAATGGATGCTAAATCCAGACAAGTTGGTGGTAACCACTACCAATTACCTATACAACCTATTGATTTCATTGTGAAAAATGATATACCATTCAGAGAAGCAAATGTTATTAAATATGTTGTAAGACATAAAAGTAAAAACGGCAAGAAAGATCTTGAAAAAGCAATGCACTATTTGCAAATGCTGATAGAAGATTATGATGCCTGAATGGGTACAATACTGGCTTGTAGTCATGGTAACAATTAACACTACAGTAAACCTAATTGTATTCTTTAAAGGGAGAAAGTTTAAATCATGACAGAACTACACACATTCTGGGGTGATGGTCAATATTCTGACAGGAAATCCCACGTGTTCAAAGAATTGACAGGTTATTCAGTTCTTATGATTAAAGGAGAAACCGTAGTTGAAGATCGACTTATCGAAGGACACTCAGAGCAATACGCAGAAGACTGTGCAGAAAACTGGGTACTAGGTGTAATTCCATGAAATCAGACAGGGGAAAGGTTGATCATGTAACGGGTAAACCGTTTAAAAAGTTTAAATGTATTGAATGTGGTGTAGAAATACTAACCGTATCAATAGATAATGGATATAAAATCTGTCCTAAATGCGACATAAAGAAAGCAGAAAACAGTGGATGAAGAACTTAGTAAACAAGTAAAGAAAATCAGAAGGCGTAGGAAAATACTTGACCGATACAAAATAGCTAAAGGCTGTATTGATTGTGGGTATAACGAAAACCCCTACGCTCTTCAATGGGATCACAGAGATCCTACAGATAAACTATACACACCTCACAGGATGGCTTCTTGTAGTATCAAAAACATTATCAAAGAAGCCCGTAAATGCGACATTCGTTGCGCTAACTGTCACACAATCAGGTCAGTAAAAGAAAAACACTACCTAGAAAGAAAAGCTTATGAAACTAGTATATGATATTGAAACCGATGGTTTTGATGCAACAAAAGTATGGTGCCTTGTAGCACATAACTTAGATACTGGATCAACTTACAAATTCAGTGATTATGATAACTCAATCCCATCAATGGACGATGGTTGCGTTATGCTAAACAATGCAGAGGTTTTGATCGGTCATAACATTATCGGGTTTGATAATTTAGTTATGGAAAAACTGTATGGATTGAAACTAAACGAAAAGAAAATATACGATACCTGGATTATGTCTCAGGTATTGCAATACAAAAGACCTCACAAGCACGGCCTTAAGGGTTGGGGTGAGCACCTCAACAATTCTAAAATTGAATTTGATGAGTGGGACAACTACTCTAAAGAAATGCTTAGGTACTGTGTACAAGACGTAAAGCTAAATGCAGATGTGTTCAACCACCTAATGGTAGAATACAAAAAGATTGCTGCTAAAAGACCAGCTATTAAAGAGGGTCTTCTGATTGAGCATGATACAGCTAAGTTTAATGCACGTGTAAAGACTCGTGGTTGGAACTTTGATGTTGTAAAAGCAAAGAAGAACCTAAAAGATATGAATGTTCGTATGCTTGAGATTGAAACCATTCTTCACCCACAATTGGGTACGCATAAAGTATACATAGATAAAGTAGAAAAGTTTCCTAAGTTCAAAAAGAATGGAGACTACACAGCGGTAACTGCACGTTTGTTGTCTGACTTTTACAATAAAGAAATTAAAACAACCGACATACACGTTCACGCAGCAGGAGAACCCTTCCAACGTTTCACTGTTGAGCAGATCACTCTTGGTTCTATGGAGCTTGTTAAAGAGTGGTTGCTTACAATTGGGTGGAAACCCGATGAGTATAATCGTAAGAAAGTAGGCCGAGAGTGGGTTACTGTTGGTCCAAAGATTACTGATACATCTCTAGAGAAACTAGGAGATCTTGGTAAAATGATCAGCGAGTACTATACCCTTCGTAATAGAAGCTCTGTTATTAAGGGCTGGCTTGAGGTTCTCTCCGATGGTCGCATTCACGGTAACATGTGGACTATCGGTACTCAAACATTCCGGTGTCGTCATGAAGTTATTGTAAACCTTCCAGGAGTAAATGCCCCGTGGGGTAAAGAACTAAGGGAACTGTTTATACCTGATGACAACTGGAAAGTTGTAGGTGCTGATAGTTCTGGTAACCAACTAAGGGGTCTGTGTCATTACGTAGGCAATGATGAGTTTACTAATGAAGTTATCTATGGTGATCAACATCAACGAAACGCTGATGCTCTTGGTTGCTCTCGCCCTATTGCTAAGAACTACCTATACGCATACTTGTTTGGCGCTGGTGATGCTAAGCTTGGTTCTATTCTAACTGGTAAGCCTAACGCTAATGCTGGTAAGAAGTCTCGTGAAGACTTTGCCAAAGGTATTAAAGGATTGGCAGAGCTAAAGAACAGACTGGGGGATGTATGGCGCAGCACTCAGTACGCTACAGGTGAAGGCTGGTTTCCTGGGCTTGATGGTCGTCCTGTGTTTGTCTCTGGTGAATACCAGGCCCTAAACTATCTTCTGCAAACAGCAGAGGGTATTACATGTAAGTCTGCACTTTCTTATGCTATGAATAAGATTGATGAAGAAGGACTACGTGCAGAGCCACGACTATTCTACCATGACGAGATCGCCTATGTAGCACATCCAGATGATGCTGATCGTGTTGGTGAAATCTTACAAGAGTCATTTAAAGAAGGACCAAAGATGTTTGGTGTAACTTGTATGGAAGGTGGAGATTATGTCATTGGCAGCAGTTATGCAGACGTACACTAATATAAAGGAAGTACCTTATGAACCATCAATTGAATATCCAGGGTACACCGTATCCTTCCACCCAAAACCAGATGATATTGAACCGAGAGAATGGTTTGATGTATTGCGTTACCACTATACTGCAAACGGATATATCATTCTCCACCTACTCGCAGCAGTTGAATACGAAAGAGACCCCCTCAACCCCTACCCCTTAACTAATAAAGTAAAGGATTGGGGGGTTGAAGTAATCTACAGATGAAAGGAAAAGATAATGGCACTAGCACTAATTGATGCCGACTCTATCTACTTCAGGGCTGCTTATAGCAACTCTGATGAAGTAGAAATACGAAAGGTGATTGACTTCACCGTAAATGAATGCATGGCTTACGCCTTCTCAGAGCCTCATGAGTGCCGTGTAGCGCTTAAAGGTAGGGGGAACTACCGGAAAGACCTTTACACCCCCTACAAGGCCTCCAGACCCGCCTTAACGGACGAAGTAAAGAAGTCCCTTAACTATGGTCACAACTATATGAAAGAAAAGTGGGGTGGTGTAGAAGCTGACGGGATGGAAGCAGATGATCTAGTATGTATATGGGCTTATGAAGCTCGTGAAATGGAACTAGACTTCCTGATTTGTGGTATTGATAAAGATCTTAAACAGATACCTGGTCATCACTATAACTACACTAAGAAAACCCATGAGTTTGTAGATGATGACAAAGCAAATATGAACTTGATGCTGCAATGTTTGACTGGTGATACTAGTGATAATATCCCAGGCATTAAAGGCATCGGTCCAAAGAAAGCTGAAAAGATCCTAGCAGGAGTACCAATGGGCCAACGCTGGGAAAAGGTTGTCGCTGCATGGAAAGAACATAATGCAGGTGATCCTTGGCTTAGTCGTAAACTACTTACTATGCTAACCACATGGGATGAACTAGAGGAGATACAAAAGAATGGAGGAGATGAGTCATTACTTCTCAATAAAACCTCTGAGTGCGAACAAGATGTGGAACCGAAGGGGGAAGACAACGTTCAAGTCAGCGGATTATCTGGAGTATCAGAACAACATTCGGGATGAACTAATAGGAACTGACTGGCCCTTTGGGGTTGGTCAGGTTACCTTTGATATAACAGCAGGTCTCTCAAATAGAGGAGCAGATCTGGATAATGTAATTAAACCAATATTAGACACATACCAAGGAGTGTATGAAGAATTCAATGACAATAAAGTTTACAACATCAAACTTGAAAAGCGAATTGTTAAACGAGGAGGAGAATTCCTTGACATCAGAGTACGAGAGTATGAAAGTGATCAAGCAGAAGAGACTCAACAAGAAACGAGAAGCGAGTTACAAGAGGAAACTAAATCGTCAAGCTAAAGAAGAAAGATGGAACTAAATGGATGATGAAAGAAGATATGTAAAAGGACCATGCCCATTCCCTGGGTGTGGTAGTTCAGATGCGTTTGTATCGTACAGCGATGGAGTAGGTCACTGCTTCAGCTGTGGTAAATCAAAGAAAGTGAAAGTTGAAATGGATGCCTATACACCTACCTCCTTTGTGGAGCTTACTAAATTCTCCGATATACCTTCTTATCGTAGCTATTCTATTACTTCTCGTGGTATCACTAAAGAAGTAGTTGATCACTTTGGTGTGAAGATGAGCGTGAGTGAAACTGGAATGCCAGAATCTCATTATTATCCGTACACAAAAGACGGTAAATTGGTTGCTTACAAAGAACGAAAACTACCTAAAAGTTTCCACGTTCATGGTAACTTTAAAGATGTAGACCTGTTTGGTCAGTCTTCTCCAGGGATTGGTAGAAAGAAAATCATTATCACTGAGGGAGAACTAGATACACTAGCAGTGGCTCAGTCTATGATAGATAACTCTGGAAAGATCTGGGGTTCTGTTGTGTCAATACCATCAGCAACTGGGCTAAGAACATTACTAGAGCAAAGGGAGTGGGTAAATCAGTTCCAAGAAATTGTTCTGTGTTTTGATCAAGATGATGCTGGTCAGGCTGCACTTGAAAAAGCTGCAAAGATGTTTGATGCTGGTAAAGTAAAGATTGTAAAGTTACCAGAAAAAGATGCCAGTGACACACTAATGAAACATGGACCTAAGATCTTAGACAATTGTATATGGAGAGCACACACTTGGTCTCCTGCAGGTATTGTAACTGGTGAGGCTGTGTGGGATCAATTCAAAGAACGTCAAGATGTAGAGTCTGTTCCGTATCCAGATTGTCTTTCAGGTCTTAATGAAAAACTAAAAGGAATACGATATGGTGAGATTACTTTGTTTACCTCTGGCACTGGTAGTGGTAAGTCTACTGTCATTAAAGAGATTGTTCTTGACCTTCTTGCTAAGACAAGTGATAAGGTTGGACTCATTAGTCTGGAAGAAAGTGTTGGAGATACAGCCGAAAAGTTTATCTCCATGCAGCTTAGGCGTAACATCATGGATACTCCATCGACTGATGAGGATGAACTCCGTAGAGGATATGAAGCTGTGTTTGGTGACGAGCGACTGGTTCTCTTGGATCATCAAGGCTCCGTTGGGGACTCATCTCTTATCGAAAAGATTGAGTACATGGCCCTTATGGGTTGCAAGTACCTCGTTCTTGATCACATTACTATCGCGGTGTCGGAAGGGTCTGAGGGACTATCTGGTAACGAAGCGATTGATAAAGTAATGTCTGACTTACTTAAAGTTGTAAAGAAACACAATGTGTGGTTGGGTCTTATCAGCCACCTACGTAAAGCCCAAGGGGGTAAGAGTTTTGAAGAAGGGAACATCGCATCTATCGATGATATCAAAGGCAGTGGCTCGATCAAGCAGATCTCGTTCGACATCATTGCCTTTTCACGAAACCTTGTCGCAGAATCAGAGTCAGAACGAAACACAATCAAGTTCAAAGTGCTCAAGTCTAGATTCACAGGACTTACAGGACCTGCCGGAAGTGCTGCGTACAACAATAAGACAACAAGATTAATAGCAGCAGGAGGTTTTGATGACTGCTTTACAGTTTGAAATAACACTAATAGATAGTATGGGGAGTGACCTAGCAGTAGTAAATGCTGCTAGAGTCTCCTTTAATAAAAGATCTGAATATGAAACAATTGAAGTAGGTTATGATGAGGACAGCCCTCCTTGCGAACCTCACACTGTTAAGGATTTAAATACTAAAGATAAGAAACTAATTAAATATTTAGCAGAGCATGGGCATTGGACGCCCTTCAGTCAAGTACAATATCAAGTACGTATAAAGGCACCTATCTTTGTAGCAAGGCAGTGGTTTAAACACATAGTAGGTATTACTCGTAATGAAGTATCACGAAGATATGTAGACACAACACCAGAGTTTTATGAACCAAAGTCATGGAGGGCAAAGCCCACTGATGGTGCTAAACAAGGGTCTAGTGGTGATGCTGAGTCTCAATACTTCCCTAATAAATACTTAAAAGAAATACACGAAAATGCTATCACATGCTACGAAAAGATGTTAGCTCAAGGCATTTGCCCTGAACAAGCACGTATGATTCTACCACAATCAATGATGACAGAGTGGGTAGAAACAGGATCACTGGCTGCAGCTGCTCGTATTTATAAGCAACGAACAGACAGTCATGCCCAAGTAGAAATACAAGAACTAGCCAATCAGTTTGGCGAGTGTATAGAAGGCATCGCCCCTATAAGTTGGGGGTGTTTAACATAACAGAAAGAGGATTGTATGAATCCATTCGATCAAATCTCAGAGTACCTAGTTGATAAGGTCTCAAGGGTTAATCCAAATAACCCTAAGGCAAACTCAGGTGGTGTACTTCTAAGATTGTATAAAGAATATAAAGAGGACATGCCACGACTAGTTAATGTGGCTTTCCAAACAATACAAATGAGATTCACCTACGATACCTCAGATAGTCCTGCAGGGACTGCCCAGTTGACAGCTGTGTCTACAGCAATAGGTCAACGCATTGCACGTGTAATTCAAAGGGAACCCCCTGGGTTACCCTGGAATATGCATGTTAGACTAGGTGATCTCTTCATAGAAGCGTTCTATAACTGTGGTTACATTGATATCTACTATCCTAAAACAAGGGATACTAGCTATATTGTGTCGGCTACAGCAAAGTGGATTGACTTAGCAGATATCCCTGAGGCTATGCTAAGGATAGCACTAAACCATACGGTTCTATCAAGACCAGAAAAGATCTCCAAGATCATTCAAGCAGACGGAGAACCTGTGATAAAAGAGTGGACTGAAGAGGACAACGCACAGTTTACACCTATGTTAGAAACACCTTGGATTACTTCTGTAGATAAACTTCAACGTACAGGCTGGAGAATTAACCAACGTGTATACGATGCTCTAATAGCTAACAAAGATTCATTCATATCATCAACACCTGTAGAGGATAACGATGCTAAAGAAATGAAACGAAGAAGCAAGCTAGTAGAGTGGGGGTTTATTACGACTAAGGCTAAGCTGCTGTACGATCAAGACGTATTCTATCAGTATATGCAAGCAGATTACAGAGGACGACTATACTACTCAGAGTCTTTCTTAAACTACCAAGGCTCTGATCTAGCCCGTGGAATGATGACCTTTGCTAGGGGTAAGCCTATGACAGAGGACGGACTCTTCTGGCTAGCGGTTCATACTGCAAACAGCTTTAACCAAAGCTACAACATTGATGAAATCCCAGAATGGTGTGAAGCTGACTATGTGAAATACCTAAAGGATGAAAACCTAGAGTCTATCAGTGTTGATAAGTTTACTCTTGAAGACAGAGTGCGTTGGACTAATGATAACATGGAAGTTATTATTGAGATGGGTAGAAAGTCTATTGTGGCAAACATAGCTGAAAAAGCTGTGTCATTTCTTTCCTGTTGCTTAGAGTGGTTTGATTACCAACGAGCAGTTAAGGATAACAGAATCCACATAAGCCACCTTCCAGTGCCCGTGGACGGGTCTAACAATGGTTGGCAGCATCTAGGTGCTATTTCTAAAGACAGCCAGACAGGGAGGCTTGTAGGCCTGATTCCGGTAGACATACAACATGACTTCTATGTGCAAACTGCTAAGCAGCTTTACCAGTTAACAACTGATGAAAGGCTCAAGGGTATACTAGATCAAATGCCAATGAAGCATATCCGAAAGGGTATCTCTAAACGTGGCAGTATGACTAGAGCATACTCAGCTGGTGCAAAGAAGATCGCTGAGAATATGTTCTTTGATTGTAAAGCCGAAGACTTTCATGTGGAGTACGGAATTACTCAAGATGACTGTGACAAATTAGCTAAGCTGCTAATCAAAGCAATTAACATGGTCTGCCCTGGACCCCTCCACACTATGGCATACCTACAAAAGCTAGCCCAGTATGAGATAGGTGAGTACGCAAAGTATGACAAGTATGGTAAACCCGCTGGTCCTGACTACAAACAACTAGTAAAAGATCAGAAGGCTTTGTACACTAAGAAAGATAAAAGTGATGAGGATATAGAACTTCTTAATGAACTTACAGTCACTCTTAGATCATACCAAAGCAAACTTGTACACGGTAATGGTAGGAGTGAACTTAAATGGGTAACCCCATCAGGGTTTAATGTAGTCTATCAAAACTTTACTACAGCTACGAGAAAGTGTAGAGGTACTATAAGTGGATACAAGTCTGAATCTAAAGGACACAAGGGAGTAAACCATGTGGCAAGAGTACCTACGAAGACCCCCGATATTCGCGGATTTATGTGCGGGGTTAGCCCTAACTATATCCACAGCCAAGACGCAAGCCATATGGCCTTGGTTATTGAGGAATGGAATGGTGATTTCGGAGCAGTGCATGATTCCTTTAGTACTCATGCATGTGATGTCGAGTCACTATTAGCGAGGACTAAACAAAGCTTTATCGAAATGTATGATAAAGAAAATTACTACGACTTGATACAACAAAACATCATTACTGATGCTACTAACCTTGACGTAGAGCAACCAGAGCTAGGC